TCCACCACATAGAGGACACTTATAAACTTTATATCCATCATCAGTAAACTCTTTAAAAACTAAATCGTTAACAAACATTAATCAAAATCAACCTTTTCTGGAATTCTTATCAAAATTATATTTGAATTATTAACTATTGGACCTCTATCTTCCATAGCTTTTTTAATATTAACAGCATTTTTATTACCTTCCATTAATCCTGAATCTGCAACACTCATAATCTTTTCATCTCTAAAAGATTGAATGTATTTTCTAACTACTGGATAATTTAAAAATTCTTTCCAAGTATCTACTCCAACTGGTATTGTATTATTCATTTCAATGGAAGTTTTATTAATATTTTCATCAAACTTTTCCATAAATAGAGTAGCAAGAGATATATAAGACATCTTCTGTTCTCTATTTTCTTTCTTTTTTAGATTATCATCATTCTTAATTAATTCTAGAAGAACATTGTCTTTTCTCTTAATTTTCTTTAAATCATTGTTCTCCACATTATCACCACCAAATTCTATCTAAATTATATACCATTTTTTAAATTTTTACAACAAAAAGGGGGAGTATAAAACTCCCAACCAGTTGAAATGGAATTGATGATGCAACTAGGTATAAGATTTTTAAACCTTAATACCCAATAATATTATATAGCATATAAAAAGAAATGTAAATAAAAAAGGTAGACTAAGTGCACTTAATCTACCACACGAAAGGAAACCTGTTAGAGTGACGAACGAACTATTCATAGAATAGGAGGCATGTTATCTATAAATAGTAACCCTAACATAATTATTATATCACAAAAAGTCTATAAGGTAAAGTAAAAAGACTATTTCTAGTCTTTTATTCTCCATGCACACCTCATAATTCTATCAGATGGATCAAAAGTATCATATATTACACCATTAACAATAGCTGTTATATGATTTGGCATAGTAACAGCATATTTACCATATGGATGTTCATATGCAAACTCTCCTACTGTCTTTGAATAATGACATTCTCTGGGATACCTGTCATCCAAATAATCTTCGACAAATTCTACATTATCTGTCATATATCCATCTCTAGATGAGAAATGTACAAGTTCTTTGTAAACATCTTCCCAACTTCTATTAGTGAGCAAGGCTATACTTCGGATTACACAATCCTCAATATTCCTATTTCTAGGATTTTTATTGTAATATTTATACATTCATTAATTCTTTAGCTTTATTAAAATGTTTTCTAACAATTTCTTGCTCCTCTGGAGAAGTTGCTGTTTCTTTAATATATTTTATTAATTTATAGTTATAATGTAACATAGCATCTAGGTCTTTTAAACCATCTTCTTTAGCTCCATAATTTCCACCAGCATTAAACTCGTTTCTATCATCTTCGTAGGCTTCATAACTTCCTCTCATACCATCCATATAGCTTGATGCTCTATATTTAGCATCTACACCTCTACGATTGTATTCGTTGTAAGCACTATACCCATTATAACCATAACCACGATTATATTCGTTTCCATATCCATTCATACTCTTTATCTCCTTTAAATCTTTGTAAATATCCACCACTTTAAACAACTCATCTTTATCTAAAGTGTGGAAATCTTGTTTACCCTTCTTTTCAACATATCCTTCAATCTTTTCTATCAATTCATCCATTTTGAATCTCCTTTCAAGAAGTTCTATTATTTTTTCATTTTGTTTAACGATTTTTTCTAAATAGTCTTGATTCTGATGTTGTAACTCTTTCATCAAGTCACCATTATTAAAATCTTTAAATAATACATCTAGATTTACTACTTGTAATAAAAAAGATGCAATATCTACTGGACTAGCTATCATTAATTAATTGTTCTTGATAAATTAAATGTAGCATTAGTAATAATTGGTACTTGTGTAACAATAGGTGTTGTAGGATCTGTTGGTGTTGGAACACTTCCTACGGCTCCAACAGTTAAATTTGTATTACCACATCTGCATACTTGAAGCTTTCTATTGAAAGACACAGTTTCATAATCACCTGCTGCTGCAATATTTACAGCTCTTACAGTATCAGGAAGTAGAACTCCATCTTCATAAAGTCCTACAGCCACAACTCCTGGAGTAGCAGAAGAAATTGATGCACTAAAACTAGCATTATAATAACCTGTATAGCCTTTACCTAATACTTTAAATAAAGGACTTCCATTCTCATAATCTAGCCATCCACCAAAAGAACAAGGTGTGCTTCCTGTTATTATATTTACAGCATCAAATACTATTGGACTTGTATTGCTTGATAATACTAATGGTTCATTTATTATTGTTTGTATCATACTAAATCTCCTCTCAAAATAAAGAGAATAGGACTTGCCTATTCTCTTATACTTGCTTATTAGCAAGTTAGTTAGCAAGTTCTCATATTGAGTTTGTCTTATAGACTATATGCTATTAAAAAGTTGTTGCAAAGTTTGTTCCACATCCACATCCATTGTTAGGACAAGTGAATATTGGTTGACTACCATATACTGGTACTGTTCCAACAGGACAATTTTTTAATTCATTGTAAACATTTGCAGTAATTGCTTGAGTTTGAGCAATTTGACTTGCAGCTAGATCCTTCATTAAGATAGCTCTGTTCAATTCAGCAATCTTGTCATCTTTTTCATCAAGTCTATCTCTAAATATCTCATCAATTATCTTTTGAGTATTAGCAGTTTGATTTACAAGAATGTTTTGACCAATTTCTCTTAAAACTTCTCTATCAGTGCAGTTTTCACTAATAACAGTTGCTTTTAAGTCTTGAGTTGCAAGACGATTTTCACAGCAACAGTTATCTAATGATTTTTGAATTCCATTAAATCCTTGTAATGTAGAAATTTGGTTATTGAAGTTTTGATTCATATTAGCCATTTGTCTATTAGCAGCAGCTATTTCTGAATTATAGAATCCATTTGAAACATTACTATTAATACTTGCTGTACTATTGCAGATTGCATTAGAAATACCACCTACAGCGTCTCTAATTCCTTCGATTTGATTACTTAAATGTAATGTATCGAATCCGTTATTAGTATTAGTATTAATTCCTTGTTGACCAGCTAATAACCAAGGGAACTCATACATTCCAGCAGCTCCACCACCGAAGCCACCACCGAATCCCCAGCCACCATTACCTAGCATACCTAGAGCAATAATACCTAGAATCCATTCTCCCATGTTTCCACCCCAACCACTGTTATTTCCAGTTAAGTCGAAAGTAGGCACAATTCCGTTTGTTGTTCCGTTCATTACTTTCACTCCTTTCTAAATATTTTCTATATCAAACACTATGTGTTGATATCACTCGATAATATGCTTTCTATTTGGTTTATTTGTGTATCAGAGTAACCAAACCTTTTAGCAAAATCATATAATCTCCTTCTTTGTTCTGGAGATTGTTTACCTAGAGTGTTTCTCAAAAGCATCTCTGGAGTATTATTTTGTCTCATCTGTTGTAGTTGTTTGAACTGATTTGGATACTGAGCTTGTAGTTGCTGCATTATCCCCTGTGTGTTTATCTGTATCATTTTTTCTCTCCTCTAATAATTCTTTTAATTGTTTTTCTAATGACTCTATTCTAAGGTCTTTCTCATCTTTAGGAATTATCTCCTCTAATAAGAATGGTCTAACTTTACCTTGTGGAGTCTTATACCACATATTAGTAAAGTCCTTATTAACAAATAAGGTATCCATAAAGATCATTTCCCTATTAACATCATCTATACTTTCTGAATATCTAATACCACCAGAAGTTGGACCAGCTTGTATAGTTTGATTAAGTATAGTAGGTTGTGAATACTGAGCTTGTATTCTTTGTTTTTCTAGCTCATTAATTTTGTTTCGTTCTTCTAAAATTTGTCTATCGATTACATTAAGTTGTGGATTAAATCCGTTCATCAACACCATCCCTCTCTTAACTAAATTATCCCATAATAAAAGGAGCTAAAAGTCCTAACTTTGCTCCTCTTTTGTTTCTATTTTATTTATAATTCGTTTCGGATATTTATCTGGATACAACTCATGTAAATAGTCATATTTTGTTCTTATACTAGAAATGCACTTATTTATTGTTGACCTTCCAACATGAAACTCAATAGCCATTCTAGTAATAGTCCATTTATCCTTCTCCCACACTCTAGCATATAATACTTTCCTTTCTAGATCAGTTAAAATTGCATCATCTACAAATGCATTATACAATCCTTTAGTCCATTGTATAGTCTTTCCCACTCAAACATCACTCCCTATGGGAAGTTATTATATACCAACTTACAAATTTATTCTATTCTTATATTCTTTTTTGATAATACTAGCACCATTTGGTTTAATAATATCCCCACACTCGTTCTCAAACTCTATTAATATATCCCTTATCTCTTTTATTATCTCAATATCTATTTTCCCCATTTTATTTTCTTCCACTAAATACTTAGTAATTTCTAGAAACTTGTCTCTATCGTATATCTCTATAGTATGTAAATAATTGTGGCTCGAGCTCTGATTAAGTATTGCACCATTGTCTCTAGTATATCCCCTGTTTTCTAGATGGTAGCATAATCTCTTAGGAATTATTAAATGATGAAATGACAACTCATGGATGTTCTTAAAAGTATACCCCATCATATCATATCCTAATTTTTCAATATTAAACTCATTAATCATTAGTTTTGTTATTTCTCTCATTAGTATCACCAATTATATTATAGCATTTTTTATGAGACATTGAAAATTTTTAGTAGAGAGATTTTTGTATTGATTGAGAATACATACACACACCTATAGCCGTTTCCATAGAAAAAGCACCTTTAAAGGTACACCCCCACTATTTTGATAGCATATATCTTTTATAACATAGATATATTTTTTATTGTTTGCAAATATATCTTTTTTCAAGTTTTTATAAATGTTATAAATAATATAATTGTTATTGATATTATAATTGAGGTAGTAGAAAAAGTCTTTTTTCTCTAAAAAAGTAAAATTTAGGTACTTTATATAAAAACCTACTAACTAAACCTAAATATATTTATATAAACTATATAAAAAACACTTTCACACGATAAAATGATTTTTTTACCTACCCCCCTTATAACTTATATATCTT